CTTGATATAATAGAAAAGAATTTGGATAAAATTGATTGGCATTATTTTTCTAGTAATTCTAGTCAATTGGCGATTAAAATTATTGAAAAGAATTTAGATAAAATTAGTTGGTATTATTTATCAAATAATACAAATGCTATATCAATATTAAAAAATAATTTAAATAAAATTGATTGGTATTCATTAAGTAAAAATCCAAATGCTATTGAATTATTAAAAGAATTTCCTGATAAAATTAATTATGATAAATTATGTGAAAATCATTCAAAAGAAGCAATAAAAATTCTTAAAGAAAATCCTGAAAAAATAAATTGGAAATTATTATCTTCTAATCCATATGCCATTGATATTCTTAAATATAATCTTGATAAAATTGATTGGAATATGTTTTCTGCTAATCCATATGCGATTGATATCCTTAAATCAAATCTTGATAAAATTAATTGGATAAATTTATCAGGAAATCCGAACGCAATTGATATAATTGAAAAGAATTTGGATAAAATTAATTGGCGTTTGTTATCATCTAATCCTAATGCTATTAATATTCTTAAATTAAATCTTAATAAAATTAATTATCAATTATTATCAACAAATCCAGCAATATTTTCATATGATTATGAAAAAATGCGAAAAAATAATGAAATATTTGAAGAAGAATTAATAAAAGAAGTAATGAAACCATCAAGATTAATGAAAATGATTGAGAAATATGGCGAAGATTATTTAGATATTCTTTATGAATAAATTAAAAATTCTTAATAATTAAATGTTTTACATTTATTTCATTTCCAATACGATTATCATATAATTTAAATTTATATTTTTTATCATATTCATCAATAATATAATCTTTATATAAATCTTCTATAAATTTAGTTTTACCAATTATCATTAAACATTTAATTTTTGTATTTTTGAAAAGATATGCTAATTGTTCATGTTCTTTTTTTCCAAATTTACAATAACCATAATCTGTAAATTCACTATCATATGGTGGATCTAAAAACATAAAATTATTTTCATTATTGTAATTTTCAAATATATAATTAAAATCTTTATTTAATATTTCTGTTCTATTTAATAATATTTCATAATCTTTATTTTTAAGATCATTATAATTAATTGTTTTATATCTTCCAAATGGTATATTAAATTTACCATTACTATTATATCTTAACATGCCCCTAAAACATGTTTTTCTTTGATAATAAAATCTTTTAGCACTATCTAATTTATCATTAATATTCATATTAGAATAGATAAGAAAAATCCTCATAAAATATCAAATATTTATATTTGGTGTAATGAATATGAAGAAATATTAGAAACATTATCAACAATTAAAGAATATGATATAATGTTTATAGATAAAATTAAAATAAATTCATTGAATTTCTATAATAATAAAACAGAAAATGAAATAAAAATATTTGAAGATGATAAAAAATTATTAAACAATTATATTATTGATATTAAAGAATTTAAACATAATACTTGGGATGATAAATTAAAAATAATTTTTATCAAAATATTTTCAATATTTATAAAATATTTATTCTCCTTCTTTTTCTTGTTCTGTTTTAAATCTAATATTCATCCATCCTTTTGATTGATTATAAATTCCATAAATTTTCTCAAAATATGATCTAAATTGATTTCTATCAATCTTTTTATTTTTAGAATTATTGTCATTTGCTAACCATAATTTGAAATCTGTATATATTTCCATAACTTTAATTCCTTCTTTACAATCTTTATCTACTATAATATTTTCATTAATATATTGTCCTATTAAATCATTATTATCTCTGTAATTATTTGTTGAATTAATAACTTCACGAGGTTCTATAATTTTAAGAGGATTTATATTTTTATGTCTATGAATTAACATAGATAAGAAAACATCTGAAAACTTATCTATTTTATCATTTAATTCTAAATCCATAGGAAATTCATTCTTTTTTTCTGGATTTGGATTTTCGCAAAATTTACTCAGAAAATTTATTATTCTGATACGCCGCCATGATCCGTGGTCATTTGCAGTTATTTCTGGTAAATGATTACATGCTAATATCATTTTAAATTGTGGTTTAAATTCAATAGGTTCTTTAAATAAACCTCTTACTAAAATTCTATCATTACCAGATAATTCTTTCATTAAACCAATATTTAATTTATCTTCTTCACTTGGTTCTGATAATATGGCAAAACGTCTCCCTTTTGTTCTTTCTAATTCACTTTGAGCACTATTTGAACTTGCTCTTTTTTGAGTTAATAGAGAAATAGGAAGAGTAGAATAATAATCTCCAATAGATTTTTGAATTAAATCTAATAATCTTGATTTTCCATTACTACCTTCTCCAATAAAAATATAAAACCTTTCTTGAATAATACTACCATCAATAGCACATGCGAGAATATCAAGAACATAATTTTTTAATGCTTCACTTACGAATAATTTTGAAAAGAAATCATTAATTTCAATTGCTTCATCACAAGTTTCATCAAAAGGTGTAAAATATTTACGGGTTTCGAATGATATAAAATCTTCTGGCATTCCTTCACGAAATATATGAAGTTTTAAATCATATACTCCATTTTCAAATCCAATTAAATGAGATTTACTATCTAATAATTCTTCGAATTTTTCATCAACAAATAAACATTTACATTCTTTCATAATACTTTCTTTATAACTTGTATTTTTCAATTGAAAAGCGATTTTCATAGCACTAGCACTTTTTTTATTTAATAATTCTTTTTCACCTTCATCATTTGATAATGCTACTTTTTGATTATAATAAGATGCTCTATCAAGAAATTTCTTACAAATTTCTTCACTTAATTCTTTTTTTAATTTTAGACCTTCTTTTGTTTTAATCCATCTATGTTTATCTTTATCATATTTAAACCAAATATTTCCACTAACTGCTTTATATTCACCTTTATAAATTCCTTGAACTACTTTCGCAACATCATAATGAGTGCCATTACTTGTGATAGCGATATCAATTAAAGGTAAAACTTGATTATTAATAATTTCTAGATATTTTTGAAGATTATCTTCTTTTGCCCACCATCGTAAAGTTCCCATACCTAGATTTTCTTTTTTCATTTTATTCCATAATTGTTGGCATTCGCCTTCCATATAACTACTGCTAATTTTTGAAAATTCAATCCATGTATTTAATAAACGATAATCGATATTTCGCAAAGTCCAACCAAGATTAATCCAATCATCATATTTATCTGCTCTTGAATGTGATAAACATTCGCTAACTAATTCTTTTGCGAGAATATATTCATCATCATTAGTGAAATTTTTTACCATATTCAAAATTTTATTAGAAATGATATTACTATCTAATTTTTCTTTTTTTTTCTTATCCATCATAGGTAAAATATGACGAATATATTCATTAATATCATTTTTATTTTCGTTTCTCAATTCATTTTCTTTTACATTAATTTTTCTCATTGAAAATAATCTAATAAAATCAATTTCATCTTTTGCGTTAATTTCATATTCATTTAGATATGTTTTTTGTTCTTCTTTATTATATTTATAAATTTTTGATACTCTATAAGCATTATTATCAGGTTTTGTACTTCCATATAATAACCAACAATTAGCACTAATAATGGCTTTATCAACGATATCTTCATATAAAGAACAAATATCGGGAATATTAAATATATCAATACCTTTTTCTAAAATTTTTGTTCTAATAAAATGTTGAATATTATTATTTACAATTATATGAGGAAAAACAATATGAATACCATCTTTAATTTTTCCACGAAATTCGCTTGGATTTGGTTTTTCCATGATATATGCGATATTTTGTTCATCAGAAACTTCTAAATAGGTATTAATAATTTTAAAATAATAATCTATAATAGTTAATATATTTTTGTCTTCATATTTTCGTGTAATTTTTGATATACCTTCATTATTTATATCTGGACTAAAACGAAAATCTAAATCTACACGAATTGGACTCGGATCTAATGGTTTTTCTGTTAAATGTAATTCAACTCCATTAGTTATCGCCAATTCATATAAATTTAAGAAAGTATCATAACAATCAGCAGGAATATTAACAGAAACCTTTGGGATACCCATACTTGTATTAGAAAATGGTTTTCCTTTATCACTTTTATATTTATCCAAAAAGGTTCTTAATTCTCCTATTGCTGTCATTATATTACTTTTAAATATTAATATATTAATCATTTTTTATTTTTAAATGTCATATTTATAGAAAAATAATGGATTTAGAGTATTGTAGTCCTATTGCTATTACACATAATAATAAAATTTGTTATACAAAAAATTCATTAATCACTATCATAAAAGTGTGGAATTATCTTTTACCACTTGATAAAATTATATATGATATATCACAAGAACCCCAAGAATTATTCGATAAAATAAATGAGAAATTTAAATCATATCTTAATATTGATAATACTTATTGGAGTTGGATTGATATTCTCAAATATATTGCTTTAAAAATTAATAAACCGAATATTATTAATATTCTTAAACCAATTGAAAAAAAAGATTTAAGACCCTCTCAACCGGAAGAATGGGTTAATAATCCTATCGAATGGTTATCTAATTTTGATATTGAAAAATGTTTAATTCAATATGAAAATACACCAGAATATAAATATAAATTTATAGGAGTATTTTCGATAGATTTTGGTATTCCCAAAAATCCAATAAATCTCAAAAATATTCTTAGTAAATATCCTAATATTTCATTTATTGGATTTATAACAAATTTATCGAGATCAAATGAACCCGGAACACATTGGACATCGTCTTTTTTTGTTCTTAATCCTTCTTTAAAATCATATGGTGGATATTATTATGATAGTACCACAGGAAAAATTCCAAATGACCTTAAACCTGTTTTTGATGATATTAAGAGACAAGCAGAAGAAATATTTAAAAAACCATTTAATATTCAAATAAATAATATTAGACATCAATTTAGTAATACAGAATGTGGAGTATTTTCAATAGCATTTCAAACAAGATGGATTTCGATATTAAGAAAAAATGGAGATGCTGATTTTAATGAAATAGTTAAATTTGAGGGTTATAAGGATGATATAATGAAACAATTAAGAAATAAATTATTTAGACCAAATATAAAATCACTTAAAATAAAATCTAAAAAATAATATTAAATGAATATCGATGAATTATATAATATATCATTAAAAATGATAAATGATAAATTTAAAATTAA